CTTGCATCTTTTCGCGAATAGAACCTGGGACAATAGACTTAACAAGAGTAAAAGATTCTTTAAAATTATCAAAATCTAAACGATTTTTATAAATTTCTTCACTAAAAAGTTGATAAGAGCCATTAAAGGCTGAAGAACCTAGAAAAGTATAAGTACTAGGCCCTCTATTCATGAAATTAAATGGAGAAAATTTTTGGGGAAGTGGCTGATAGTAAATAGTAACAGGCATATAAACATCATGACCAAGCATACCCAAACTTGGTTCAGAAAAATGTGAAGTATTATAATGAACAAAATTCTCATATCTTGTTGTGGAATATCCACAAATAAAAGGAGAATTACGATCAGTACAGTCAGCAAGGCCAGGATAACCAGTATTAACACCAGGTTTTAGGAAAATTAAATCTGAACAATTAAATTCACCAGCGTCAAAATCAGCAAAACCATAACCATAATCCCAATTTTGAGTAGATTGATTTTCACTATGGAATAAAAGACCAAGTGGTTCTAAATCTAACTGATCAGCAAAAGGTTGACCATCAGAAAAATATTTAACCTGAATAACTTTTTCAGTAGGAAAGTAATTAGTAGTAACTGGAGAAGTAGGATCAACTTTAATATTAATACCAGGATTACGAAAAGTAGCATGATGCACAATACCATTTCTATGGCCATAAATAGTCATATAATCGGCTAAATAAGTGGCATAAAGTTCCTCACCAGGTGCTAGTTGATTCTGAAAACAATCAGTCGTTATTTGCATAGGACCAACTGGAGCAGAAAAATTTGTATAACGTCCAGAAAGTTCTTGCATACCATACTGATAAAAAACTCTTTTTGTATTAAAAGGAATTCTTTGGAAATCTAATTTAACAAAACTAGCTGTTTGAAGGGTGAAAAGATAATCATGCACTTGCTCTAAAAGAATCTTACGACTAGAAGAAGCAACTTCAGTCGAATTAAATTGAATAGTAGATTGGGAATCACCCAAATGAACATCCCTTTTAACATAAGAATAAATCCAAACACGCCCAGTATGATTAACAAGCTTTGCTTGAACACACATTAAAAATGAAAAAGAATAATTAAAACAGTTAGAAGAATCTAAACATGGAAAATATATAGAATCAGGAACACCCTGAAAATAACTTGTGATGCTTTGAGCATCACCTTTATAAGATAAACTAGTTCTATAGTTGAATTCTATACCCTTATAAGAAACAGATTTATTAGTAGTAAATTCAAGAAGTTCATCACCTGGAACTCCACAAGATACACCTATATTGGCAGCATCTTCTCTAGTCAAAAGCACATTAGAAGGCCGCCAACCTAAACCATTACTATTTGGATTAAGTAAACGATCTAGTTTCTGATCAATACCACCAAGTTGTGCTGCTTGGTTAGTACTATTTATAGTGTCAATAAGAATTTTAAACTGTCCAGCATTAAGAGTAACTGTACTCTGTGCAGAAACCAACCCAACAAAAATTGGAAAAGCGTAGCGAAAATAAAAATACATCTTGATAATTTAGATAAATTTTATTTATTAAAAGACAAAATAAGAACTGGCATAGTAACAGCATGTTTTTGTTGACCCGGCCCCGAATCCACACTAGTAAGTGTAAAATTAGTAAAGGGAACTTCATCATCAGTGACATATAAAATGTCATCTAAATTCGGAGCCGGGAAAGTCACGATACGTCCATCTATACGGAAAAATCTAAAAGCTGTAGTATAATGCATAGTATCTTCAGTATCAGGTATCTTAACATCAAAAGAGGCAGTCGTCGATTGTATAAAATTTGCCCTACCTGCCCAACCCATAGGTATACCATTTATTGTAAGAACAACTGAAGCTTGAAGATTAGTACCTTGCTTAGACAAAGTACCAGCAGTTTTGTCTGCACTGACAACTATAAAGACAGAAGGTGTTATAGGAAAATTTTCGATAACACTAGGGGTCTTAAATTTTAAAACACCAGTAACAGTAACTACAGTTCTAGTTTGTATAGGTAACGTACTTGCAACATTAGTGGAACGAAGATTAAATAAAAGTTGACCAGGAGAAGAAAACCGCTCCTGGCCAATAACATTTCTAGTATAAAGGTAATTCTCTTTTACTGGAACATGATAAGTCATATTTTCATTAAAACGCATAATACGTCGGTCAGCTTGCCGAGCTGGGTTCTCCAGATCCACAGTCCTATTTGGATCATTAATAAAAGAAACTGTCAATCCACCAACAACTTGCAACCAATTTGCAAGCTCAGTAAAAGTTAATACCAAATCACTAATAGAATAACGTTCATACTGATTAAACAAATCAAGACGATGATCAAGAAAGATAAGTTCACGAGTAGAAAGTCTTTGCAAGAGTTCTCTAAGATCAAAAAGAGCATAAGTTTTACCATCAAAAGCTGAAAGCAAATCAAAATTACCGCGAATTTTAAATTTCGCAGAAGGAATTCCTGGTTCTTGATGTGAATGTTGTGTAGTACGATGTATTTCAAAATGAAACTTACGACCATTAGAGATACCAACTACATCAGGTTTTAAAGCCTGATCAAAAGTTGGTGTTTCAAGTGCAAGACTTGCACTATTGTCTATAGAAATAGCCTTAACAGGTGGGGCCTGTGCCTCATCAACAGCTTGAGAGTCCATTGTAAATTACAAGACTTTTATTTATTGCGCACCTTTAAAATAATAAGGCACGAGTGTTGCAGATATCCACTCTGGTGTACGGTACTGGTCCGTTGGCAAATTGCCATCTTTCTCTGAAGCATAAGCCACAAGGTATTCCCAAAGTATGCCAATATCACCATAAGAAACACCATATTTCAGGGCAGCAATATGCTGATTAGCATGATGTTGTTCAGCACTGGTATGAAGATTAATGACATCTTTTGTAGCTTGTCGCAATTCCTCATGCCTTCCATTATCAGCCTCATGTTTGGAAAGAAGTTTCCCAGAAATTCTAGGAATATCCAAATAGAGGTCACCATTGGCAATGAGGAAACCAATGAAATCACCAACTTTGTTCTCATCAACTTTGAGTCTATCAAAGAAGAAATGTGTTTCCCTAATTCTTTCACCTTCGAGATAAGCATCATCACCTTGAAAGAGAGCTAATCTCAAGTAATCAAAATCAAAAGATTTCCCTATCTCTGCCATCGTTTGAAAAGTGTTTGAAAGCAAAGTATCACGTCTGCCTGATTGAAATTGATACTTGGTACGACACTTCACAGTCGCAGTATCCATGATCCAATCAACATTTGGAGCATCCATCATGTCAATTATCTTGTCAGGTACCCCACAAAGGTTATAGAGTTTTCTCATGAAAGCTGCTGCAGTCTCTTCCTTACTAGTGTCTTGTTGATCAATATCACAAGAGCGGACATCAAAAATATCCGGGCGACCTTCCGCCCGGATTTTCCTATAACGCCTTTTAACACGATTACGCAAAGTTCTTGCGTTGACACCATAGCCTAAGAAAACACCTGGTTTCAAGGCAGCAATAACACTCCTTTCTGCCCAATTAACATAGGGCGCAACAATCTCATTGATATTCTTAGGTTGTGCAGAAACCATCTGCCCACCTTTGACATAGGGACCATTTTCCCCAACCTTGATAGAATGATGAACATTCTCACCGATCTTTGATTTTTGCTGCTGCTTATTAAAACAGCTGATTTTGCCAGTAGTTGCAAAAGTTTCACCATACAAAGTTGGATCTGGGTAGTGCTCTTTAGCAGCTATCCGTATGACAGAAGCAGCACGACACGCTTCATATTCATATTCATTAGGACCACGCAATTTATTCATATCAACAAATTTTGAGAAACCATCAACAAGCTGTGCTAGATAGTTTTCACGCTGGTTCTTTGGGATGTGCATCTTTTTGATTTTAGCATAACGTTCAATACCAGTAGCCAACTGGTGGTTGGCATTATTGAACTGGGCAATTGAATAGTTAGGAGTAGCCTTAACATTTGAAAAAATGGGATCATCATCAACCAAAGGTCGGCTTGTACTTATCCGGACCTTACGGTTAGGATTTATCTTGTCATGGTGCAAAATATTGTACTTATACGTTTCATCATAAATCGGTGAACATGTAGGCGCAATTTTATTCTGAACAAAAGAAGCGATCTCTGATTGGTTCAAAGTACCAATTGTCATCCGATTATTATCAGTGAAACCTTCTGGTATTTCATCTTGAACTTCATCAGCTAAGGGCACATCATAGTCCCTCTCAGGAATGGCAAAAACCATGTTCTGCACACTAGCTTCAATAGGTAAACCCATCGTTGCTGTTTGTTCATATTCCTCATGCTGTTCTAGAATAGTACGGAGTCGTACCATACTTCCTTTTCCTTTTGCTTGCAGATTGACATCTTCTTTTCTGACAGAAAATTTTTCTGCCTCAACATACTCAGCCCCTGTGAGATCATTGTTGCCAAAAATTGTGTGTTTATCCTCACGAGCTCCACAAATATTACTACCGACAATAGGTGCTATTTTGAAAAGATTTTCAATATTAGCAGTAGCGGGTGTGTAAATAGTGAGTTTTTGAGTGTGCCGAGTAATTCCAACAAGTTTTTGACCATGGACACTAATGACCAATTTGGCATTACAAGTGACAAAAAGGAAAAAGTCAGAGTACCTTTTGCCTTGTATCGTCGCAACTGTAGGTATATGAGTGCTAGTAGCAGCTTTATCATCAAAGACAGCACCATAAACATGACAATGACTTTCTTCACATTTATCATCACAAATATTTGGCAAGTCAGTTCTAGCTGTTTTGATCTTACAGAATTCAACAGAATTACAAACTAAAGAAAGCGAGTAAGTTTTCTCAGGTTCAGTCTGGTTGAGAAAAGCAACAATATCTAGAGGAGTAGACCTCGCGACATTGTTCTTCTGAATTTCTTGATTTAATTTTTGCGTCAAGAGCATTTCATCAAGTGAAGGTATGCCAAACCTAGGATTCTTGCCACCACCTTTCATTTGCCGAGAATCACCAATGGCAAAAATATTACTGCAATAAGCAGAAGCTATAAGCAAAACTCTCGGATCAATGCAAAATATTTCATCAATGTAAATGGCTTCCAAGTTGCCATTACCACTCTGCCAATTGATCTGTTTAAGGGCAGCTGCCCAAGAACGACCATTTTCATACTCTTTAGCAAGAGAAGCTGTTGGACAAATAACAACACTATTTTCCTTGTCATGACCAGCTTTTACCATAGATTTTTTCATGAAGAAAGTCTTCCCACTGCAATAGGTGCCTTCAATAAAATTTAGATTGACTTCTTCGGGTATCTGTGAGGAAATTTCTTTGGTCTGATCTGCAACAGTCTTATGCAATTTAGCAAAGACACCATTATCACGAGCATTGCTCATCTGTTTGACAAATTGTGCAATAGCACTTGAAGTATTACCAAAATGCACATCAATATTGGTAAAAGCAAGTTCAGGATCTTCAAAAGGTATGGCATTGAGCAAACCATTTTCTTCAACGCCTAAAATCTTGCCATAAAATGGGATTTCACTAAAATGTTCTTCTTGAGGGAAATCAAGATAAACCTTTGCTTGCACTATGGCATCAATTCCATATTCCGCAAACACACCCTCAAGATCACTATAAGCAACGATATCACTACCATCACCTTCATATTGGCCAAAACTTTCAGGATGGAAAGAAGAATAGAATGTATTGCGTTCTTCAGTTGCATTGAATCTTTCAACATTATTTTTATGTTTTAAGTTTCCATTCTTGTGCCTTTTAGTTTCAAAATAATGTTCAGAAGCATCTTCAATAGGACCAACAAAATGTCCAAAACGTTTAAATCCAGTGAAAAGGGGATATGCTGTGACTTTGTAATGTTTAGCCCCAACAAAATAATCAGATTTGATATCTGAAACACCTTTTTCTTCGTTCTCTTGCAATTCACAAGTTTGACCATCATCAACACTTGCATGTACCTGAACAAACGTGTCCATATCCGCTAATTGAGATTTTTGATTCAAAATGACTCCACCTGAAGCTATATTTGGATTTTCGTTATTTTGACCAGTTTTTGAAACCGGTTCAACAACTTCATCAAGAGGTGGCGCACTTGGTAAAACTTTGTCCAAATCCGCCTCGGGAGCAGTTGGCACCAAACTTGGAACAAATTTCTCAATAACAATGAAAGGTGTCTCAACAAAACCTTTCCTGCCTTCTTCAACTGCAGAAATATGTTCATAAATGACGTCATAAAGACGTTTGCTTTTCTTTCTTTCATTTTCTTCCTTTGCGATTTTAACAATGTCATCAACTTGTTGTACCTCAATAGAAGAGGCTTTTCGCATAACAGGCACGACATTACAATGTGGCCTTTTCGGATGGAAAATGACTCTCTTGTCACCACTTTTAACATTGTAAGTTGCCATGACTTCACCACTGCAGAAACTATCAGCATTACGGAAAACTCTCCAATGTTGCCGTAACTCAAAAAGGAGTTCAAGATTACGCTCACTTTCTGAAATTTCGTTGAAACGTTGTAACTTAACAAAGATCTGTTTGTCATGATGGAAGGTGATAAGATTGTTGAGAATCCTATACTGCATGGCTGCAAGGTTGGTGTTATTAGCATCACAACCAAAATCAACATAGATAACATCTGTATCTATAGTCTGAACACATTCTTGACACAACAAATTTTTGTTGAAAAGCACAGTGTGATTCTCAGCAAGATTAGGTGGTATGAAACGATGCCTTTCCTCGCCTATGATATTGTGGTGCCAAAAGACACTCCTAACATTTTTCCTGTCTGCAAAAGCTTGATATGCATTATATGGATACGCACAAGTATCAGTTATAGTCGCATCAGCAGCAATATGGTCAAGAACCCATTTATTTTTCTTCCTGTTACTGTTGAATTCAACATTTTCCAAAATGTAATCTTTGTCTCTATCTTCATAGACAACTTTGAGTACATTGACATTCTTGGAGAGGTAACCATTAGTCTGGAAAAAGTTAACATGTTCACAAATATGGCTCGTGTCTGTTTTGACTACAGCATGATAACAATTACGTTTGGCAACAATGTCTATCTTTGGTTCTTCAAGGATGGCACCAGTAATCTCAACATGTTCTTTCTCGAAATCACGAATCTCATTGACAGTAGGATTCTTCTCAAGACAACAACCAATACCAGTCAACTTTGCAAAACACTGCTGATAACAATAACCTTCAGTGTTAGGGTCAAAAGTGAATTCTTTGACAGTTGGCATATAGATATGGTTGTTGGTGTTGTCTGGAACTGTCTCGGTGATAATTTCAGAATCGACGGGACGACCTCTGAGGATGCATCTTCGTACAACCTCATGGCGTTTTGTGTCACCCATCACTATGGAAGCAAAATTGCTGAGACCGGCCATTTCAGCACTCAAATTTGTTTCCTTCAAAACATTTTTAAATTTGAGTCGCGCAAAACCTGTGATGGAATTGATAAGCAATTTTATTTCTTGCAAGAAACCAAGACGTTCTTCACTTTGTTTAAGAACTTTGTTTGCCACTGCGGAGATTGCTTTACTAGAATACAACCTCGTGACAAAAGATTGGATGAGGATAGCAGTTACCACCCGCATGAACATCTCAGGAGAAAGGACATATCCTTTCTGAATATCGTAACCGCTAACAACAATGCTGTAAAGTTGTGCGGAAAACATGGTACCAGCATGATTTCGATCAATATTTGCGTCTTTGCGATTGAAAAGCCAACTAGTGGCTTTTGAATGTACATCAATAGGAACACTGATAACAGGGCAGAGTCGCATTACATCAAGCATTTTCTCATTGGTATAAAGGTGTTGAACCACATTAGCTGAGAGAATGGTTTGAATAGCTGGTAAATTGTCAAGTAAGTCAAGAACAGGATAACATCCTGGTTCATTTAAATCTTGGTTTTTGACAATGGTCATACCTCTTGTTATGCGAGTGACACGTGCAATAACAAAGGGACCAAAAGTCTTGAACCTTTCGATAGCGAGAGAAAAGCCTTCACAGTGAATAACATTGGTGTTACACCATGCATACCAATTATCGGCATTATGTGTGTAACTCCAGGAATAGTCACCAATGAAAGACATTGTAATATTTTCTCCATCGCGAGTATAGGAAAGCCCATGACGTTTATCATTGCCTCCATCTCGACCAAATATGGAAGAGAGCCTAATGAATGAAAAATAGGCAGCTTTCAAACCATGATTATGAAAAATCCTTGGTAAGTCTTTGTGGAGGTCTATGTCATATGCAACTTGATTGCCTATAGCTAAAGTAGCTGGATAATGGCAATTTTCTGCACCATGAACACATGATTTTTCGGAAAGGAAATTAACCAATCCTGTTGTAGTCTGTTTAGACTCGATAGCGGCTGTAACAACTCGTGCATCATCCCTGCCTGACATCTTCAAGCAGTAATGTATACCATTCTCCTTCATAGTTGATCGCATTGAAGGGCCAAATTCAATATCTGGCTCAAGTTGAGAAAGGTACTCAGAACAGAGTAGGGAGCCTACAGCGGCTATTGGATGGGCGTTGTGCGCAACCAATGTATCGACAGAACCTCCGCCGTCATCAAGACGAGGTAGAATGATGCGGGGGGCATATATTTCATTGACATGATCTAGTGTGGCCTGGTCAACGTCAAATGGTAGTTGTAAGGCTGCGTTAAGCCTTGCTATTAAAAGTTCTGTCTGAACTTCCGAGATCTTATCAGAGCAATCGATAGTTCCATAGCTCTGACGAGAAAAAGAGGAGGTTTTTTTGTGGGGCTCCTCCTCCAGCCCCTTTTGGATTTGATCCATCAAAAAGGGAAGTGGAGTGTGAATTGCTACGGACGTAGCAATTCGTTT